CCATTGAATCTTTCTGCTTCGTTTGTCATGATTGGATGTTTGTTAATTGGATAATTTGGAATGACTCTAGGTGGAGTCTCATTTGGATAAATGTTAATTAGTTTATCTGTCATTTCTTTTTCTTTTTGGGTGATTTTTTCTTGTAAGGTTTTGCTGTTTTCGCTGACTTCTTAAAAGCAGCGGCGGTGGGAGAGCCCTTAGAACCCACCTTTCTCATTTTCTCACCAGAGCCAGCGGCGATCCGCTTACGCTTGGCGTGGATGTTTGCGTACAATCCTCTTTTAGCCACTGTAACGTGTCCTCCTTTTTCCTACTGTTGTGTGTCTTTCTTTTTGTTTGACAGACGCTAGAGAAAAGGCGGAGCTTGCCTTAGCATTGGATGTTGGGATGTCATCAAAAGGTGTAATACTTATAGCTCCTCTAGATGCTCCAGAGTTTACACCGGGGGAAGGTGGTGTAGATCTACGTGGTACGTCTCTTTTTCTCATGTCTCTCTCTATAATAGTGCGTGACCACGAGCATTTCCACTTACGTAGAGCTAGTGCTTTGCGTGTAGGTTTGCCATTTGGTTTTTTCATCGGTCCTTTTACTCCGCTCATGCGAGCACAGAAAGAACGCTTACGTGCACCACCTCCGGGCTGCGGTGCTTTGAGGTTAGAGCCGGTAGCAGCATTGTACTTCTTTCTACCGGCTGCTGTCAGTCCACCAGTACGGGACTTGTGTTTGCCCATCTTGAGACTGACATTCTTTTTCTTTACTGCCATTACATTCTACCTCCTATACCGCTGATTGTCAACCCTGTTCTTAACAATGTTGTAGGAATTTGAGTTAGAGCAGCAGCAGTTTTTAAAATTTTTAGTGTGTTTCTTCCTAAGTTTTTAGACTGAAGAAAGTTACCTTGACGCATGTCTTCATCCTGTAGAGCTTCTTGTATCTCTGCATCTGTAGGATTAGATTTAATAACTTCTGGTTTAAATACCGTATTGGGTGAGCCGCCTTGAAACTTAGGATCTTTTTTCCGTGCGTCTGACTGTCTTTGCTTAGGAGTTTTGCGAACTTGTTTTTTCAGTTCTTTCTTTTTTTTAAATTTCTCCTCGTCACTCATAGCCATGGTATCAAACCTCGTTTACATTGTTTGGACCAAGAATTTTCTTGATTGGATTTCTGTTAATGTCTTCTAAAAAAATAGTATTCTTGACAGCATCCTCTCTATGGTATACTTTCTTGCCATACTTTTTCTTCTTGTTCATTACTTTTTCTTTTTATTTTTCATGATTGCAGCCGCAACTTTTGGTCGTTTTTTTGCGAGTGCGGCTAGTCCCTTTGACACTTTTTTAGTGCCTGTTTTTTTCTTTTTGTCTCCGTAATGTCCGGGCATAATTAAAAGTCCAAATTAGATCTGTCAAGTTTTTCGATAATGTCTTGCCTGTAGGCTGGGTCTCTATCATACCTCTTATCACTCATAGCCTGTACTAATTCAGCTTGGCTACGGAATGTATCTGTGTCTCCTTTCGGTGCTTTACCTGTGTACATCTTACCTTCAAATCCGTTTGCTGCTTCGTACTGTGACTTTAGTCCAGCTACTGCTATTTTGATAGCGTCAATACTACCTGAGTTAACGATACTATCAAAAGCATCTTTAGCTTTTTCATCTAAACCAGTGTTAGCCCATGATATTAAATTATCATACTGAGCTTCACCACCGGCAGAGTTTTTTATATTGTTAATATCAGACTCAGATAAGTCTGCTACCTCTGTGTTAGCTTTGAAGGCATCTGTTTTCTGTACCTCTAGGTAAGATTCAACTAGCTCTTTGCTAGACATATTGGAAAACTTTTCTAATGTTTCCTCTGATAACTTACCATCGTTAGCATAGTACTCATCGTTTGCAGATGAGATAAGAGAAGCCCCATCGCTGAGGCTAGTCTCTTCTGTTTCATCTGTTGCACCTGTTTGTTCTACATCTTCAGCTGGCTCATCATTGGAGCCTAGCTTTTTTTGTAGCTCTACGTATGCTTTCTCTAGTTCTTGTGCATCTTTGTACTTACCAGCTAACAGTTGCTCCTGTTCTCCAACAAGCTTTTCGCCAACGGCAAGAGAGTCTTGTTCGTCAGGTGTAAGATCGCCAGTTAAGGTTTCTGTTTGTGGTGAAGTATCTACTGTAAATGTTTGTTGTTCTGCCATTACTGTTCTGGTGGTGTTGCTTCTGGTGCTAGTCCAGCGTCAGATAACCCTGCTGGATTCTTAGTTGGATCCATAAGGGGGCTGCTTGCTATTGAACCAGCTTGTTTAATTAAGCCTTGCTGTGCTTGCATTGCCTGCTGCTGTTGCATCTCAGCTTCCATAGTTTCTGGAGACTTAATTAGATTTAATACATCTATACCTTGTGCAGCTGCTAATCTCTTGATAGCTTCTGAAGGGTCAACGTATTTCATGAGAGCCTCTGGCCCTAGTGTCTGTGCGATTGTACCTATAAACTGTGTCAACGCTTGTTGATCTTGTCCTCTACCTAGGCTGTTGATACCAGCTACAATCTTAGGTCGTACTAGATCTTTAGGTAGTTTAGGTATTTGATTACTACGTTGTAATACTAATAGTATTCTGTTGAGGTAGGGTATGAGAAATTCTACAGTTAACAACGAGTAAAGTCCACCCAGACTTTGTTCTAGCTCGAGCTGTGTCAGGCGTACCTCCTCTGCTGTTACTCTTTCTGCCTGTCTTACATTCATAACTAAGAAGGCTTCAAGTATTCTTTTCTCTATTTGTTGTGCTAAGTTAGCAGCTGTCGCAAAGTCAGCTGTCTTACCTACCTGTACAACTCCTACATCTTCTGGTCTACCCTGTATGATAGCACCATTCCCTGCCTTTGATAAGGTTTGTGGTTTAGTTGTAGAGGATGGTGACACAAGAAATATAACTTTACTCGCTACACTAGCTCCTTCTACAAGAGCCTGAGATAATCCATCAAGACTACGTAAGTCTCCAATAAATTCCTCTACTCTGCCACGTCCATAGTCTTCACCATCGACTGTGTTGAAACGAAGAACTAACCAAGGTGAGGTATTCTTAGGTGCTGTACTTCGGCTACCGGGTAAGACTATATCGTCTACTTCCTGATGCCATGTCCAGCGTCCACTACCTTCATCCATCTTAACGCAAGTGTATACTTCAGCGTCGTCTTCGTATGAGTCTGTTGGTGCGTTTGGTCCAGCTTCTGGAGGCTTAGGCAACTCAAGACCTAACACCTTACGACTAATCATTTCTTTAGTAACAATCTCTATGACGTTACCGTTACCATCTCTGTTAACTACATACCTATTAAGTGGGTAGTGTTTCAAGCCATCTTTGCCCATAAATATAAGAGCGTTGCCTGATACAATTAGATGTTTCAATGCTTGGTGGACTACAACTCTGTCATTAGATGCAGCAATGTAATCCATAATACTACGTTCTATTTTTGAGAACGATAGGTCTAGCTCACTCCTCATTTCTGGTTCAAGCTCTTCTCCTATCTTGTCATCCCTGACTTGTAGTTTAAAGAAGGCTGTCTGTGGTGGTAAGAGAGCTAGCATTAGCTTTGCAGCTAGCGTGACAACAGCTTTAGCTCCAACGGATTGATAGGGTTGAAGTAAATTCTTCGTACCCTTATAGCTGACGTCACGTGTTACGAGATATGGTAAGGTAAGTTCAGAGGCTTCTACAGCAACGTCTAAGAACTGTGTTCGTTCCGAAGATAGTTGACTGTATAGTTCTCTGGCTTTATACATTTAATCCTCCAGTACCGGCTCCACCGCTGCCGCCTGTGTTTACATTTATTTTAAGAGCATCAGTACCTGTTTTCTTACCGGCTGATGGTGCTCCTTTCTTTGCTCCAGATCCGTAAGCTACTTCTGCTGTCTCATCAGGATCGAGCAGTTCTTTCTTCTCTGGTCTTACAGCTTCTTGTTTTTGCTGTTGAACCCTAGGCTGATAAGCCTGTGGGGTTGGTAGTGGGGTCGATCTACTTGGACCCCCTCCGAATACACACATTAGATTTCTTCTACTATAGATTTTATATATTGTACGACATCCTGTTGACCAGAACGGTACATGATGGAGGCTAAGTCCTCCTTGGGGTGGACTGGATGCCAAGCGAACTTGGCTTCTAGATCCTCTACCAATTTCTCTAACTTTTCTGAATGAAAGTTAAGCGTATTGGGGTAGGTTTGTGTTTGCATGTTCAAAGAACGCTGGCATGCGAGCTGCTTTTGTGTCAGAAAACTGAGGTGCTTTACCTTGATACATTAACTGATCGCTCGCTTCCAGCCAAAATTTTTTGCTTAAATATTTATCAGTATGGTTTTCTGTTAGGGGTTGTAGTACCCATTGTATAGTTGCCTTCCGAAGCTTATCCAAAGAA